AGCTTCTTTTATAGATTTATATTTTTTAATAAAATTTTCATTCATATCCATTTTAATAACACTTTTGGTTTTATTTAATCCTGTATCATATGCATGTTTATTATTATGAGAATAAGTACACCATTCTAAATTTTCAACTTTATTATTAGTTTTATCACCATCTATATGATTTACAACTGGTAAATTAAATGGATTAGGTATAAAATGAATTGCCACTAACCTATGCGCACTGATAGTTGTTGATTTTTCTCCTTTTTTATATAATTGATATTCATAATAACCTTGTCTATTTATTTTGGGTTTTAATATAATATTACGTTTTAATGATTTCACTTGTCCTATATTATTTATTTGATATACACCTAATCCTGTAAGTGGTATTGTTACTTGGTTGTTTAATGTAAGTTTATCCATTTGTAAGTACCTCGGTTTATAATTTAATCTTAATCCTTGTAGCTAACTCTAGGTCAATAATTTTTTTATTATTTAGTATATTTATGTTCGATTTTGTAACGAAGATAATTTAAGCGTTCTAATTGTTTTTCACGGAAATGGATTTCATCAAGAAGTTCATTGCGTTTTTTATTTAAACTATATAGTTGTAATTTATCACTATGATTGTTTTTATCGAGCAATAAACGCATATAATTTTCAATTTCTTCAATATTAAAACCTATATCATGTAAGGTCATGATTAAACTTAGATTTTCTAAATCACTATCATCATATTGCCATGAACCCATGACTTTTTTTACGGCATTACATAAACCCCATTTTTCATATTCATGCAAAATTTCTAGGGGAATGTTATAAAGTTTGCTTGCTTCATCAATTGTCAT